GTGTGGAAGAAACAATATTCTCTCACGGCATATAGTGCTCCCGATAATTTTAAATCCTATGATGAATTAAAAATTCGTCTGGATACCGTTCTTGCTGGTACTACTACTGTTGGCAATATTGCTGATGAACCAGTAGAGACTGTTACTATTGATACGAAAGAGGAACCTGTTCCTTCCGTGTCTGTAACAGATGATGGAGATGAAGATACCATCTCTTATTTTGAAAAACTTGCTGAAAAGGATTAAGCATGAAAAATACCCTCGTAGTTGCAATCGCAACCACACTACTCTCAACAGTTGCTTTTGCAGAGGATCGACAGGTTACAGTCGATCTTCCCAAAACAATTACAGTGACCTGTTCTGACAGTGTACCTCAAGGAACTGTGGTTTTAACCAATCCACCTAAATTCAGTTGTGCTGATTATGATGTTGTTAACAGAGTAATCGGTACTGGAATTTCTGTCGGACCTGATACTAGGATCAGTCGTATTTTACGTGCTGTTCGTAGGGCCGAAAAACCTTCTCGTATTATCTCTGCGTCTAAAAGACGTAGAAATAATTCTAATGGTGATTGGAGTGATATTAATCAGTCAAAAAATATACCACCAAGTTACTGGCAGGATGGTTTTAGAAAAGGTGCTTGGCAACCTTTGGATGACTTCGACAGGAGATTTCCTGGGATGAACCGCAACCGTGCATGGTTTGAAAAAAAAGCAAATACGGATTGTACTGGGATGGTCAATATAAATGATTTACTCAGTGGCAAATGCAAAAATGCTAGAGTTCGAGTCAATTGACTGAGAAAAGGAACCTTCGGGTTCCTTTTTTTTCTCTTACTACTTTAAAGTCGTCCTCCTCGCTTCACTTGATAATTGTAATATTCAGTTGTAGCACTTTCAGACCCCGACCTTGTTCCAGCAAGACTTAGATGATGTTGCGTCACATTAGTGATTGTGGGAGCAGAGTACATAATGGGATTATCTTTCTTCCACATTTCTTCTGTTGATGGACGATACACAGACCCACCGTATTTGGCTCTCGCCTGATTGTCATTTAGATGTGACATATAGTTTTCTGGCATCACCGTGGCCAAGTATGGTTCTGGATCTTTTCCCATCCTATTCAACCAAGCATTACGTAACTGCCATTTTCTCCTATAATTTGGCATTCCAGATACTGGTCTTGGTGGTTCAAAACCTCCAATTCCCCGACCCAACATCTTCTGCTGTCTTTTTATCACCTCTGCTTTCCTCTTTTGATTCAACAAGAAACCTTGCTGTCCTGATTTTCCAGCAATCCTATTAGCCCGAGAGTCCAGTTGTGGAGGTCTTGTTGATGTGCCACTGGGTTTCATCACAGCCGCACCTTCACTTTGAGTTTCTGCAAAGTCTTTTATATTTTTATCAACGGGATCACCCATCATAAGTCCTACAAGTTTTCTTCCTGCCCATTCTCCACCGTATGCACCAAGCATACCACCTGTAATAGCACCAATGGCAGTTCCTACTAATGGAATCGGAATCGCAGACCCTATTACAGCACCAAGAGCACCAAAACCCAATCCTCCAAGAGTTTGTCCCACTAATCCTCCAAGTGCGTGAATTTTTTCGTCACGGTTCATGTCGGACATTAAAATATTGACACCCTGATATCCCCCAATAATCATACTAAGAGGCCAAAATCGTTTAGCAACTTTAAAGAGAGTTTTGTAGTCTTTCATTGCTCTCGCCAAACTTTGAGGGTTGGCAGATCTGCCTATACCTTTTATTTTTGACCGAGCTGCTTTAAATCCCTTATCTCCTTGTCGAATGGTTGTATCTCTACCATCAACCCCAACTAGCCTTCCTGTTGCTTTATTTACTGAGCCTGGTTTTAATGCACCCTTTGTATATTTGGCACCACCAGCAACAGTCGCCGCACCAGATGCCAACATAATCCCCATTCCGAGTCCTTTAAGAGCCCCGATTGTTGTCCTAATCGCAAACATTAATGGTTTAATAAATAACCATTTACCAGCAACCCACAGTCCTGCTAAAAGTTTTCTTGGCAACAATATCACTGCCAACGCCGCAAACACTCCCAAACCTGGGTGCCAGAGTACGTCAAAAGCATCCATTAATATTTGCTTCCAACTTTTGGCACCAGGCTTATCACCCAACTTATCTCTTACATCACCGAAAAGAGTCATCACTCCACTTGACCAAGCGATAAACTGATCATATAACCAAACACCCCACGATATTATCCAAGGAAAGAATCCACTTTTTTTACCATTGGGTCCCGTAAACGGACCAGAGCCACTTCCTACTCCACCTCCTCCACCTTCTGTTGCAAATAAGTTTAAATACATAGTTTCCCACGACATTCCCCAATCTTTCAATTTTTTCGATAAACCTGTTGGAGAAAATATCCATGCTTTAAAATCTTGCCATGCTGGATGTTCCAAAAGTTTGATAAGTGCTACCATAAATCCTGCCATGAGAGCACCAAAGAAAGTGAACTTTGCCGCTCCTTTAAGTTTATCCCAGAACAGCATGGATTTGAGCATACCTGTTGTGCTCTCTTTTATTTTCTTTAATGTTTTGAACTCCATTTTAGATTTGGCATTATCTTTTTTTGTTTTTTCCGTTTGTTGAGCAGACAGTTGATCTTCACCTTTAGCACCAATCCTCATGAAATCGAGCATACTGCCATACCATTTTCTGTCTTCTTTGGTTTTTTTCCCCAGTATGTCATCAACCTGATCTATGTTTTCCTTTTTCTCATATGCCACTTGATCTTTTTGTGCCTTAAAGGTTGCTTGAACTTCCAAGAGACTTCCAAGATTTTCTTTAAGGGAGATTTTTGAATCTTTTATGTTTTGATCCTTCCCCTGCTTCTGAAGATTCATAATAGCATTGCCCAACACAGCAGTTTGAGTGTCAATTTCTTTTCGTATTAATTTGGCATCTATATCTGCATCAATATTAGATTGTTCTATCGCATCTATTAGTTTTTTGTTGGGATCATCCACCATCTTATTTGTCCTCTATCTTTTTGTTGGAACCACCAGAACCACAATACAATCCAAACCAAGCGGCACCAGCACCTACTATGACACTAACAAAAGCACTTTGGGAATTAGTGGGATCTGGTAATGCCATAAACCAATCTGTGGTTTTATAGAACATGACACCATAGAGAGTGATCAGCATTCGGGGCCAGACTCTCCACTTATCAATTGCTTGAGCATGTGCTTGATTATACCAACTTGCTGGTTGAACTTCCGTAGTAGATCGATCTACCTCTACGATATTAATATCAGAATTTGCCTTCTTCCGTGCCATTTTTCAATTCCCTTATTTGTTCTTTATTATCTGCAATCCTGTTTTTATTATTTAGGGGAGTATGGTCAAAAATGATCTTTTCCAGTACTAGAAAATCTATGCGTTCATTGGGTACATATCTCCAAACATAATCTCCATCCAACTCCCCACCGTTTTTAGTAACACCAAATACGGTCTGAGTCAACCCTATTTTAACAATGAGTGCTCGTTCACCATCCAGTAGGACATGATCCCCTTCTTGAAACTGTCTATTAAGTTTAAATGCTAACCCTTTACCCCATTTAGTTGTGTAATCCTTTAACATGAATGCTAAAATTGCAATCATCACCATACCGAGGTAAGGAAGAAGCAGTGTTGTAATTTCCAACGCCGCAACTTCTGCCGAGAGTAATTGTGTTTCTATTGGACTACCCATCATCGTTCTTCCAACCGTCTTCCTCTACTCTACGTTCTGTGTTAGTACTAGAAGTCAAACTCATTGCAATAAAACTTGTTGCGGCGAGCATAGGTATTACATATATCATCTTATCAGTCAAATATGCTGTAAGGTATGTAGGCACTAGTACTATGACTGCCTTGAAAAGTCCTTCTCGTAACATGTGCCTATCAACCCTTACTCTTCCGTTCTTCTTCCTCATGTCGTTTTTTTTCTTCTGCTAATTGCTTCATTGTTAGACCAAGGTATATTTCCCTCTCCCACGGTATCATAGTATCTAATTCTTCCAACCTCCAATTATTATGGTATATCAAAGCAAAATTTGTTTCAAAATAATTGGCAAGGTTATCATGTGAGAGGGTTATACGAAAAAATTTTGAAACCCTTCTATTAAAACTTCACCTTTCTTCTTAGTTTTCGGATTTGTAACATTTATTGTATGTGAAAGTTTCGGCATGGTATCGAAAAATTCACCTATTTTTTCCAAGTGATCAGTATTTAGATTATCTAAAAATTCTGTTAATTCTACTTCAGGAATATCTATATCTTGATGTATAGTATCTCCCTCAACTATTTGGTGTACGCATTTACCGAGCATATTAAAAATCTGTTGTGATTCTCCGACTTCTTTACCCCCCATAGACATTACATCTTTTAAGGTAGGATATTTCATTACCAGTTTAACATCATCAGAAAGAGTTATTTCATTAGTATGACCAACGTGCATCGTGCATTCAAGTTTATCTAATTCTATATTAACAGGAACTCTAGTTTCATTATCATCAGGGCAGAGTACATTTAGTTCTATACTCTCTCCTACAGATTTTCCTCTTAATTTTACGAAAATATATTCCAGATCAAATGCTGGACATGTCCAAGGATCTATTTTCTGAAAGGTACATTCATGAATAACATTTGCAATTGCTTCTTGCATTTGCCCATCTTCTTCTGATTCTTGAGCAATCATTAAAATCTTTTGCTCTTTCATAAGAAAAGGTCTGAATTTGATTTCTTCTCCTGATGATGGTAAGTTAATTTTATATATTTGTGTTTTTAGTTTAGGCAGTGCCATAATATTTTCATCCTTTATATTATCCTAATTTATTCAAAAATTTCGGTACATTTCTCATTAAATTTTTCTCAGCAACATCTAGAACCGTATTTGCCATGTTGCCTAGTATATCATATCCTTGATCGTCAATATCTATATTCTTCCAATATCTGAAAACAAAAGAGACTGTTACTTTTGCTATATCTGATGCAGGGCCATAATTTAAGTCTATTGATCCTACTGATTTAGGATATACTTCCATACATTTTAGACCATACCTTCTTTTAGATTGAGTATCAAGCATATAGATAGATAGAGAACCAACATAGTCGTTATAATATTTTAAATTCCAAGTTTTTCTTTCATAACATGCTTCTTGCCATGCTTCGAAGAATTTTCTTTCCCCTAATTCTGAACCGCATTGAAATGTTATGTTGATATCCTCTGCAAAATTAACACCTTCGACAACTGATCTGATAGGCCCATATATGTTTGGGTCATCTCCTGTTGCTAAATTTCTACCAGGAAGTTGAACAGATTCTGCTCTTAGTAGGATAGTCCTTAATCCATCACCCTTTGAACCACCTACGATTCCTTTTAAACCAGAAGGGAGAAATTTCATAGCAGCTCCAAGTAAACCACCACTACCACCACCACTTGGACCAGTTCCCTTGAAAGTAGTGGGTTGTCCTATTTCTATTTCATATCTACTAGGTAATGCAAAACCTTCATCAGAACGAAAAAATCCCAAGGCATCGTTTAACAGCCCGTATCCTAGTCCTTCGAAATTTGCCATTAGATCATCCCCCTAGAATCTGCCCATACCTCTTTAGCAGATGCTTTCTTGAATCTTTGTACAGGTAACAAAGTTGCTACCGTAAATTCATCAGCATCTATCCTACGGAACTGTGATTGCACATGTCCTGCAAGGTATCTATGTACTGTTGGTTTAATAAATTTTACATTCTTCAATTTTTTATAATTGACTATTAATCTGGTAGACTCATCAAATTTGGTGTTATTAGAATAATCTACCAAACGATCTAGAAGTCTAATTCTCATAGGTATTGGAAGGTAATGCAAATTAATTCCAAGGAACCCATCAGGATATTTTTCTAATGGCAACACTAAGGGAAAGGTATCATAATAGGGTAGAGTCTTTTTATGTTTTGGGTTATAGAAGAACATATTAAGTCTACCATAGAAAGGTCTTGCATTTCTTTTTCCATCTCGAATTAAGTCCATCGCACCTGCTTTGCCCAATTCTTGTATTTTATCTTTATACCACTCCGTGGAACGTGGTCTTCCACCTTGTGCCTTTATTACTGCTTGTATATATTTACTCTGTGCCATGTTATTATTTATACCGAATGTCCAAATGATCCTCTGTTAATATCTTAAATTCCATGCCGTTATTTTTACACCAATCTTCTGCATATTTCCACTTTGCTGAATTAATCCCCCATGTTTTTGTTTCTTTATACCACCTCTTTGTTTTTCTCTTGGGTTGCACGGGGGGTCCACATTGCTTTTTTGGTTTAACCTCTATAATATACTTTTTGGTAGTGCCTTCTGCTTGCCGTACTTTAATGTAAAAATCTGGAAAATATCTATGTATACGTCCATCCCAAGGAGATAAATAAGGGATAATGTATTCTTCACTTCCCCATTCAAGAATGGCATCATTGGTATCACAGTATACCATAAACTTACGTTCCCATAGAGAACGGTAGATGATCCTTTGAGGATCACCTTTATATTTTGAGGGATTGCTTATGTTAAATCGACCTTTGTATGCCATCTCGTATAAATACTTCCGTAAGGATATTTAGACATGCCATTAAGACAAATAGTAGCAGGAAAATTAAATCAGGTGGTGAAGGCCGGCGTTGGTAATGCCTTTTCTAATATAAAAGGTATGATAGGAAAGGGGATGGATACTTCCCCAACTTCCCTTCTTGGTGGAAAATCAAATTTTTATACTAAAAATCTTCAGTACCCTTTAAATGTCGAAGGTGATCCTATGCAGGGTCATTACATTCTTTTTCATATCAATGAAGTTAAACAAGGAAAAATCAAGGGCAGTAAACATACAAATAATATGGGAACGATTAGCAATGGAATTGATTCTCAACTTGCAGGAAAAACTTTGGCAACGGCAACACCAACACAGTTAAACCAGTTGGCCAATCAAGACGATTACACTATTGCTGACGAAACCAATAAATTTAAACAACTTAAAAAGACAGGTTCTAAGACATCTGCATTAGACAGTGCTCCTGTGAACTCTATGTATAGGATGCACCAAAAACCCACAAAACGGATTCAAACATCTATAGCACTATATATGCCCCCAAATGTTTCTGTAAATTATACTCCAAATTATACTGATGTAGATGTTGGAGGTCTGGCAGGAGCAATAATTGGCACTGTTGATGCAATAGAAAAGCAAATGGCAGGACAATTATCAGCTGGTGAGGGAGTGAATTTGGGAAAAGGTATATTTGATGATTTTACAGATATGGCAAAAAAGGCGGCATATAAAACAATGGATGCTGTTGCCCCAGGAATACGTGCGTTGATGCAAGTAAAATCAGGAAGAATTATTAGTAATAAGATGGAACTTTCTTTTGAGGGCGTTAGTCGCAGAGAATTTACATACACTTTTATTTTTATACCCAAAAGTGAACAAGAAGCAAAGGTAGTAGAGCAGATAATATATATGTTTAAATATCATGCCCTACCAGAATGGGCTGACAGTTGGGAAGTGGAGAGTAAGGATGAGGGTGACATGTATGGTCCAGTATCAACTACCAACCGTGTCGTAAAAAAATCAACGGGAAGATCCATGACAATTCCAGACACATTCGATATAGAGTATATGTACCAAGGTGCTAATAACAATATGCTCAATAAAATATCTACGTGTTTTTGTTCTAATGTTTCTGTCCAATATGGTGGAGATCGTTATGTGGCATATGATCAAACAGATGGAATATTTGGTAAAGGTAATCCCCCTCAAAGAACTACTTTAACTCTCGCATTTAAAGAAATGGAGATTATGACAAAAAACAGAATAAGTCAAGGATATTAATAATGTATTTTAGTAAATTCCCATTAATACTTTATGATGCAAAAGGTGCTGGAGATTTTGAGATAGCAACAAATATGCTCAAACGTGTTGCTCTTAGAACTGGAGTTAGAACTAATACCCTGCTTTATGATACGTATGATGTCAAAGAGGGAGAAAGACCAGAAGATATAGCATTCAAGTTATATGGTGATCCTGAGTTACATTGGGTTGTATTGTTTGTAAACAATGTAACAGATCGTTATCATGGATGGCCGATGAGTACTCCACAATTCTTAAAATTTGTCAATGAAAAATATGCTGACCCTGATGCATTGCATCACTACGAAATTGCTCAAACTTCTGGCAAGGATACAATCAAGATAGACATAGGAACAGACAATACGGATTACCCATCTGCCTCAACTGTTACAAACTTTGAATATGAACAGGACAGACAAGACACTCTTAGACAAATAAGATTATTAGACCCTATTTATGTTTCGCAGTTAGTAAATGAATTTGAAGGTCTTATGGGTGCGAGTATTTTATAATGCCAGAGCAAATAGAATATGCAGGGCAATTTCAAGTAGAGTTAGCAGAAATACTTTCTAGTGAAGGCAGGTCGGTAGGTATTGAACCTAATCTCATGAAAATAACTCTTCATGAAAATATTGATCGTCCTTGGATTGAAGGTGAATGTCTATTACACGACCAAGCAGCCATATCATCTATAACTCCTCTCATTGGTCAAGAATATTTTAGATTGATATTAAAAACACCAACTCTTCCTGGAAAAATAGAAAGTACCATAGATTATTCTGAGAATGTGTTTCACATATATTCTGTAGGTAAGGTTAATTTTGGTACAGGGTCAGAGGCAGTAACATTTAGTTTCATATCAGGAGAAGCAATAAGGAATCATAGGATATTGATTTCTGAAAAACTAGAAGGAAGTTGCTCTGACATCGTAGGTCAAATGTTGGATAGAGTAGGTAGTCTTAAAGAGAGGTGGATAGAACCTTCTAGTGGTAATAAGAAAATAATTGCACCGAATATAACCCCCTTTAATGTTATTACTCGTATGTCCAGACAAGCAATAACAAACGAACCGATTGCTTCACCTAATTTTATTTTTTGGGAATCCTTTAGAGGGTTTCACTTCAGAAGTCTAGATAGTTGTTTTACAAGAACACCATCATGGTCTTATAATGTGAAACCAGACGGTGGTTCTTGGGATCCAGGAGCTGGTAGTACGCAAAATATTATGAAAAATTTGGAGACTGTGATTACTTATAATATGAGTAATAATAATCAAATGGAAGACCAGATGGCAGGGATGTTAAATTCAAATTTGATTGTCCATGACATAACTAAAAAATCTTATACAACACACGGGTACAATTATCTTAACGAATACCCTCAAGCATATACTACGGAAAATCAAGATGCAAGTTATCCTGTTTATTCTAGATCCCCTACCAATGAAGGAGGTAGTAGAATTTCAGATATCAGTTCAACACCTATGTTAATGCCAAATGCAACACTTCCTTTTGGAGCGGCAGGAAGGGATTCTCAACATTTGACAGGAGATGGATTATCCGCATATGAACCATACTCCCCACAAAAATGGAGTCAACGTAGGCAATCTCACATGCACCAAATGTATCATAATTTGGGTTTAAATATGATGGCACATGGTAATACTGTTGTCTCATGTGGAGATGTGGTAAATGTAGAATTACCACACCACGCAGAAATTAAAACAAATGATGGGCCTAAGGTAGACAGAATTAACAGTGGGAGATATTTTATACGACGAATAAAACACACTTTTACTATTGCTTCATTTACTCATGAAATGAACATGACTTTATATAAAAACGGATTAACAAAAGAATTATTGGAAGTAGAAGATGCTTATGAACCTACCCCTGACAATAAGGGTAATATTTATAACAGATTTTATGACGAATCTAATTCTGGATGGTAAGAAAGGAGAATTCTATTAACTCAAAACCTATGATCAAAAATAAACTCAAACTGAAAAGGAATGAAAAAATGGCAAGGACTAAAAATAGAATTAAGAAGATGAATTTCCAAACCCAAAATCGTAATACCATAGTAATTTCAGATGAACATAAATATATCATAGAAATGCATAAACGGGGTAGGTATATACAAGATCGTAAACAACTACACCAAGAGTTAATAGGACATAAAGAAAATGAAATACTTCCACGAATTACAGGAGGGGGTTTATGACCCCAACATATTTAAGGCATTTTTCTTAGCAGGAGGCCCAGGTAGTGGTAAGTCATATGTAGTCAGAAAAACTACTGGTGGCACGGGACTCAAGATAGTTAATTCAGATCCTGCTTTTGAAATGCTTATTAAAAAGGCAAGTCTGTCTCTTAAAATGCCCGACGATGAATTTGATAAAAGGGAACCCCTTCGTCAGAAAGCAAAATCTATGAGCAAAAAACGACAGGGCAATTATCTTGAAGGTAGACTTGGACTTGTCATTGATGGCACTGGTAAGAATGCTAATAGACTATTGGATCAGGCAGGGCAATTAGAAGAGTTAGGTTACGATACGCATATGATATTTGTGAACACCTCTCTCGACGTTGCTCTGCAAAGCAATGCAGAACGTGCTCGTAGTGTCCCAGAATCTCTTGTGGTTAAGTCTTGGAAAGATGTACAATCAAATATAGGACGGTTCAATAATTTCTTCAAGGGAAGAATGATTATTGTAGATAACAATGTCAGAGAAGAAAACCCCTTCACAGAAGTCTGGAAACGCATACAAGGATTGCTCCGTAGGAAAGTAACAAACACTAGGGCAACAAACTGGATAGCAATGGAATTGTCCAAGAAGAAGAGATAATTATTATAA